AATGGATACGGATGGTGTAAACTTCTCCGCCCCTCCGGGTCGTGAAAAACACACCTACATCGGTAAAGGGTTAAATGATTTGGTTGTTGAGGGTAAAGAATATCACGGAACTGAAGCGGATGTTGCTGAATACAACGACATCTTCATGAGAGGTGAGATGGGTCTTGATACGGATGGTGTATGGCCGTCAACCATTAATGTGGCTCGTAAAAACTACGCCCTTCTCACTGAAACAGGAAAGGTGAAACTTACAGGTAACACCATTAAGTCAAAGAAACTACCAACCTATGTTGCTGAGTTTTTGGATAAAGGTCTTCGTATGTTGTTGGACGGTAAGGGTCATGAGTTTTTAGAATACTACTACGAATATGTTGAAGTTATATATAACCAACAAATTCCAATTTCTAAGATTGCCAACAAAGCACGTGTTAAACAATCAATTGCAGATTATAAGGTCCATATCACTAAGAAAACAAAAGCAGGTTCGTTGATGTCTCGTCAAGCACATATGGAGTTGGCGATGAAACACAACATTCCAGTTGGGTTGGGTGATACCATTTATTATGTAAATAACGGGGAGAAAAAGTCTCACGGTGATGTTCAAAAGAAAAATACGTGGTCTGCAAATGCAGCAGAGAAGAGACAATATAAGATGGACTTTGGTAAAGCGATGCCGTCTGACGGTGTTGAGATTGTTTTGAATTGTTACTTAGTAGATGAAAAGGACATAACTAATGACCCTGATAAATTGGGGGAATACAACGTTCCTCGTTACTTGGCGGCATTTAATAAAAGAATCGAACCATTGTTGGTTGTTTTTGACCCTGAAATTCGTGGTGAGATTTTGATTGAGGACCCTAATGACCGACCATTCTTCACTAAACAACAAGCACAACTTGTTCGTGGATATCCTCGTAGAGATGGTGACCAAGATGATTTGGAAGAAGTATTAACACTTTCAGATACTGAAGTTACCTTCTGGAAAAATACAGGTATTGACCCATATTACATGTATGTAGATGGAACGATAGACTTAGTTGAAGAAGAATATGTGGGGAAGAATCAGAAGATTATGAATTCTTTAACCCATCAGATGACATAATATACCACTCGTCGAATACACAACGGAGTTCTACACAGGCTCCTTTGTGTATTTCGATTTCTTCATATTCACCGTCAATAGACCCTGTAGTAGTTTTAATTAAAACATTATCACTCAGTGATTTGACGGTAATATGGTCAGTTGTTTCATGATTAAGAATAACTGTTTTATCACCCTCACCTTTAACGATTACGGCAGATTCACCTGTTGTTGTGTAAATTGAACTAGTTACGATTGAAACGTCAGAGGTTGTAACTTTTTCTCCCGCAATAAACTTAGTTACAGGATAAGTCTTTAATACTCCCATCTTATATGATGTAGATTTGTCGTGGAAGTGCTCTATATTGTAAAGATTTATTCAAACTTTCGGCTTGGCTAGCTTTAACTTCCATCATTTTATCAGGACGTAGTCTCTCTAACCTCAATTTCAATTCTTCTTCGAGTTTAGATTTTTCATCCTTCGCTTCACTTAACAATGAATCATATTCTAATTGTAGTTCAGAGTCTGGTGTTTTTAAGTTACCACTAAATTTACCTCTAACTCTACCTAAAGACTCTTTAACGTAAGCAGTGAACCATCTACGAACCCAAGTCTGTGCAGGTGAGTTTAATTCGTCCCATCTTAGGTTTTCTAAGTTTACGTCAGAAGGTAGACGAACAATATCAGGATTTTCAGCCAAACAAGATTCACGGTCATCAGTTTCATAATACCAATACCAAACACGGTATTGGTTGTTTGTTATGTTACCGAAATCAAATTTACCACCTGGTACGTTGTAAAGGTGAATAGCTTTCTTACCCTCAGGTAATGCAGTTACTCTATATGTAAGTTCACCACCAATAATTCTTCTTTTGATGTTGATGTCTTGCATTCTTAAAAGGATGTCAAATGCTGGTGTCACAAAGTAGTTCCCTTGTCCACCCATTTGAGAGAATCCGGCACCACCACCAAGACCAATACCTCCAAAACCTCCGAAACCACCCATAAATGGGTCAAAGAAAGCGGCATCTAACTCTGCACGTGTAAACCATAACAATTCGTTAAGTTCACGACCTGCAGGAATTTCATAAATCTGTTGGTTAGGTTTAAGGTCGATATAGTCTTTTTTCAAAACTGAATCACCACCAGCCTGAAGACCAACAATTTTAGAATATGCGTAAGTGTATTGAGTTTCCCAATCCAAAGAACGAGTAATAAGTGCTCTCGCAACAGATTGAGTATCTTGGTTCATACCGTATAAAGATGTCCATTGAGACTCAATTAACCAATCGTTTACATATTGTGAGTAATCTTCAACTGATAATTCCAACAAAGAATCCATCATCTCATCTTCTATCTCAACACCTCTTAACGGTGCACCCAATAGGTGACGAATTCTCGTATATAACTTACTTCTTTGTGGTTCTCTAATTATCGACATCTTCTTTTTTTATTATAAATATCGCAATAAAACACTTTATTGTGGATTAACCCACCCTTCCTTTGGGAAGGTAAATCTTCCGTCTATAATTTCCATTCCATCTACATTGAATACAAATGTTCCGTATTTGTCAGTTTGGAAAGCCATATAATCCGTAGAATAAGGTTTTACATTACCTGTTCCAAAGACAATAATTCGGTCGTCTTTCTCTTCCCAATTATTAAATGGTTTGATTTGAATGGTCTTTGTTTGTCCATTTTCTTCAACAGTTGCATCTACACCACCTAACATATCATCTTTACCACCGAGCTCTCCTACTTTGAAAACTTTTTTGGTGTTAAATATTTTTTTCATGTCTGATACTGCTTTGATTTCTCTGGTATCACCAAAACGGTTTGATTTATCTAAACTCGCCATAATTTCTTTGAAAGTTGCAGACTCAGGGTTGAATATTCTATAACGGTATTCAATCATGAATTTTAACATTCTTGACAATTCTTTTAACTGTTGGGTATTAGATTGACCGATAAAGTTTAAAGATGGTTGCCCATAATGTTTCAACGCCATGCTGATATCATTAGATAAAATACAGAATGCTGAGTAGTTGGTATTCAACTTATTGATTACCGAACGACCTGGTTGTTCAAAATCATAAACACCTGACATTTGTCCTTCAGCATATTCGTTTTTATCATACCAAAACTCAGAATAAACTTCTTTTAGAATATCCATGATTGCATACATGAATTTCTTTTTAATCTGAGGGTTTCGGTTGAATATCATTCTGTAGGCATTTACCTGTTTTGGAGAACATCCGGCAGATGCTCCTTCAGTAATAATTTCTTTTGCAACTCGAGACTCATTAATTTTTGTTTTGTTCTTTTCATCAAACAAACGATTAACATAACTCCAATTGATTACTGAGAAGAAGTTGTTGATGTATTCGTCTCTTTTACTTTTGTATTTGAGGTAATATGCGTGTTCCCATAGGTCTAAACCTAAGAGTGGATGTCCACCATCTTTGATAACCCCCATAAGTGGATTGTCTTGATTTGATGTGGTCATCACCTTAAGGTCTCCTGATTTGGTTAATACTAACCAAGCCCATCCTGAACCGAATTGACCTCTTGATTTTTTAGCAAATTCTTTTTTGAAGTTGTCATAACTTCCAAATTTCTTTACTATCTTATCATAAACAGGACCTGTAGGTCTTTGTTTTTTTGGTGATAACATATTCCAAAACAGTTGATGGTTGTAAGCCCCTCCTGCGTTGTTTCGTATTGTTCTATTATACCTTGAAATACCTTTAATGATTTTTTCAAGGTCCATTTCTTTATCCTTAATTCTATCTAAGGCACTATTAAGTTTTTTAACGTAACCTTTGTAGTGTTGATTATAATGAGTTTTCATCGTCTCAGCATCGATGAAACGCTCAAGGGCAGAATAAGAATAAGGAAGTTTTACTACCTTAATTTCTTTCATTTCAGTTTGTTTTTGCTCGTGGATTGTATCCTGTTGATTATCAGGTTTTTGAGTTGGCTGTGATTTCAATATTTTCTCAATCTCCTGAATGCGAGCCTTTTGTTTTTTGAACTCCATAACATTCGTTTTTATATAAATAATCGGAAACCGGGAAATTTTTACTATCTTCTTGAGATTGTATTCAATATTTGTTCTAAAACATCCCCCTTATTTTCATTATCCCCCATAACTGTCTCAAAAACATTCTTCTTTTGTGACAAAATATCGTAGATAACTCCTTCAATGGTGTTTTCAAATATTGGATAAAAAACGGATACATTTGACTTTTGACCGTAACGGTATGCACGGTCTTCGGCTTGTGAGTGGTCAGAAGGAACGAATGATAAGTCATTCATAATAACTGCTTCTGCTGCGGTAAGGGTAATACCCACACCTGCGGCTTTAAGGTTACCAACAAAGACCATAACCTTTTCGTTTTCTTGAAACTCATCAACAGAACGTTGTCTTGCTGGTTTGCTCATTTTTCCGTCTAAAGCAACGGCAGATTTTCCGAAGTGGTCTTTAATTTTATTTAATGTATCAGTGAAATTCGTGAAAATAATAACTTTTTTTCCTTGGTCGATTATATTTTGTGTAATCTCAATGGTGTCTCTAACCTTTTCTTCTGCGATGACCTGTCGGACCTTCATCAGTTTTGAGAATTGCACGGTTAATGAGGATGACTCCTCAGATTGTTCAAACCATTCAAAATATTCACCCATTAATGCTTCGTATTGCTTTGACTTCAGACGAAGGTAAACGGGGGTTAATATTTTTTCAGGTAAGTCCAAGATGTCCTCTTTCAATCTTCTGAGGACGTGGCTTTTTGTTCGGTCTCTTAATTCCGTTAGGTTGGATGCTCCATTGACGTTCCAAACTTTTCGGTTTCCAACATTGAATTGGTAACCTTCACAATAACGGATTGCATATGCCATCCAATTGTAGGCGACAGGTGAGTCTACCAACTCTAAAAGATTATAGTAGTTGATTGGTCGTGAAGTCATTGGGGTTCCCGTCAACAACCAAACCCTCCCAACTTTTTTACAGAGGTCATTTACAATCTTTGTTCGTTGAGCTTGTTTGTTCTGAATATAATGTGCCTCATCGATAATCACCAAATCAAACCCATAATTTAAGACATCCGATTCTTTTGGTTTTTTGGGTTCGTGGAAGTTTTTAAGAATATCATAGTTGATGATTGTGTATTCGGCAGGTTCCCACTTTTTACCTTCAACAATACTTGTGGTCTTATCGGTATAATTTTTAATCTCCCTTTCCCAGTTAATCTTTAATGATGCAGGACAGATGATTAAGACTTTTTTGGAACCATTCTCCAATGATGCAATCACTGTTGAGGTGGTTTTTCCCAATCCCATATCATCGGCTAAAATGTATTTGTCATTACCCACCAACTTTTCAATGGATTCTTTTTGATGTGATAGTGGTGGTCGGTGAGAATACTTAGAATAATCAATCTCAACTTTTCTTTCTTTGTTTACAATAACCGCAGCTTTAGGTAACCAAAAGTCGTATAACTTTTGTTTTTCAAATAACTTACCATAGATGTGAAATGATTTATCTTTCTCAACTAAGATTTTTTCAACATAGATTTGAGTTGGTTTTTTAGTTAGAAGTTTTTCTTCCATCATTTTTTGACCGAAGTAGTCATCCAACATTACCCACTTTCTCGCAACTTTTGGAACCACCTGATGGAAGTCATTGATGTAATCGGCCTGAGCACGAGTCATCTTAAAGTGTTTTTTTGTTTCCATCTTATTTTTGATGGATAGTATGTAATTGTTGTATCCCTCGTAATTTTCCAATATACGAGTTGCCTTAATTTCAGGGATACTTTCTATAACTTTATTTTCTTCCATAAGGGTAAATACCTTTAAATATAATCATTTTATAGATATTTATCAATTGATGAGTCAAAGAAAAGTTCCAATAACGCGATTAAATAAGTTCTTCTCCGGCGAGGACTTTGGTTTGGACATATCCATGGGCCAAGAATGGCTGCACGGGGATATGAACTTTTCCTTTGTGCTTTATCGTGTTGATAAACAAAGAACCAAAAAGGACGATGTCTATGGTGAAGTGGTTTCTGAAGGTATTCAATACCACCCACCTGTTGAGTTGAAGGGTTATTTACAAATCGAAGCCCCTGAGAATAAGTTTATGGGGAACTCAAGAATTGACCAAGTGGAACCTGGTAACTTAAAAGTAGGTATTTATCAGGATTATTTGGACCAAATGGGTGTTGATATCGAGTTTGGGGACTACATTGGTTATTATGAAAAAGAAGATAAAGTCAGGTATTATTCTGTCGTCGATGATGGTAGAATCACTTCTGACAACAGGCACACATATGGTGGTTATAAACCATTCTACCGCAGCATCACTGCGTCGCCGGTTACAAATGATGAATTCAACGGAATCTAATGGCACTACCAAAAAAAATAAAAAAGACGATTGACCTCATCCCAAACAAAACGGGATATGAAAGAAGGGAACAACTTTTGGAGTATATTCAGGAGGACGGTACATATTTGCCAAAATCTATATTACATGCAGATTTGGACAGAGGGATGTTGGATTTTGTGAAGAACGACTTACAAACTATCTTAGATGGTAAAGTTATTCCTACGGTGGATATTATTATAACAACACAGAACTGGGCACAGTTTACAGAGACGTGGAACTTCCAAGATTTGGATAAAAATGTTAAACCTCCTTTTGTCACAACAGTTCGTAGACCTGAGGTTCCTTATGGGTCAAACCCATCACTACAATATACTATTCCAAATAGAAAACAATTTTATTACGCCAAAGTTCCGACTTGGGACGGACAAAGAAAAGGTGTAGACATATATAAGATACCTCAACCGATTCCTGTTGATATTACTTATGAAGTTAAAATATTTGTGAATAGAATGAGAGGTCTTAATGAGTTTAACAAAAATGTGTTACAAAAATTTTCATCTCGTCAAGCGTATACAAATATTAAAGGACACTATATTCCAATAATATTGAATAATATTTCAGACGAATCTGTTTTGGATTTGGACAAAAGAAAATACTACATTCAAAACTACGAGTTTCAGATGTTAGGTTTCTTAATGGATGAAGAAGAATTTGAGTTGGTACCTGGTGTTTCTCGTGCACTCACTTTATATGAGGTGAGTAACAAAACAAAAGCACGTAAAGCAAACATTCAACCACCACGCCCTAATGAATTTGATTTGGACATCCAATTCTTAAACGGAAACACTTCAGTTCACGAAAGGTTTAGTTATATGGTGGACCTTAATCTAACATCTACAAATAATGTTGATGACTTTTCAGTTTACATTAATGATGACTATGTTGGGGACAACGTAACGAAACTTCAAATCAATACCAATGATTTGATAAGGTTTGAAATTGTTAAAGATGTTCCTTCAAAGGATTCTATTATTAAGTGGGAAGCCACCCTTCAATAATCTACTCTCCGTAGATGTCTTTAGGTTTTGAGCAATTCTCAAAAATCATAGTCTCCAAAAACTTATACATTTTAAGACCTTTCTCGTCACAGTATTCTTTTAATACTTGATGAGACTCCTCTGATATTTTAATATTCTTGATTTTCTTTTTCATAGTTGGTGAGAAAAAAGGCAGAAAAAATACCTACCAAATGATAAATATCCCGCTGGTAATAATGTTTTTAGTATTTTTGTAAATATTTATCTAAAAATAAATCTTTAGAAAAAGAAAAAAATAATGGCTAGTTCTAACAAAGTTTTTGTTTCTCCAGGTGTTTATACATCTGAAAGAGATTTGAGTTTTGTGGCACAGAGTGTCGGTGTAACAACAATGGGTATTGTTGGTGAGACTTTAAGAGGTCCCGCTTTCGAACCTATCTTCATCACTAATTATGATGAGTTCAGAACCTTCTTCGGTGGTACAAACCCTGCAAAATTTGTAAACACACAAATTCCAAAATATGAGGCCGCGTATATCGCCAAAGCATATTTGCAGCAATCGAATCAATTATTCGTAACAAGAGTTTTAGGATTGTCAGGATATGATGCGGGACCGTCTTGGTCTATAACAACGCAAGCAAACCTTGACCCTTCAACTCTACAAGTTTCATCTACAGCACAATGGACTGTTGATTTTATTGGTAACACAGGTGGTACATCCACTGTATCCTTTACGTCAACAATTCCAACACCTGTATCTGATTACATAAATGATGACATTACATTATATAATGGAAGTGAGACTACAATGTCTGCTCAGTTACAATCATTCATCTACAATATTATTGGAGATAATGCGTTGTCAGCAACTTCGGTTTCTCAATGGGGTGTTTTAACAGACGCGACTTACCAACTGTTTGACTCTGCGGGTTACACTGCGGTAACTAACAACTTAGGTGTTGATGGTTTATATGACTCGGTTGCTGACTATGATGACTCAACAATGGACCCTTGGTATTATGGAGCGTTTGAACCAGGAAGTGGTGATGACTACTCAGGTATTTCATTCAACGGTGTGGTGTCGGTATTCAACGATTTAGGTAACGGTGACTTCTCGGGAACAATCTCGGGAGATGTTATTTCTTACCTTGCAACCGCGTTTACTTCATACAATGATGTTGTTGTTGCAACATTGCGTTCAAGAGGTATTGATACTTACTCAACTGATGATGGTCCTGTTTACACTGTTAATAGTGGTGGTACAATTGCTGGTTTATCGGCAGTAACTATGGATTGTTCAGGTTCATTCGCTGATGTTCAGAAAAATCCTTACTCACCATTTGCAATTTCAGGTATTACCGATGCAGGTGACAACTTCTACTTTAGAACATCTATGAACTTAAGTGATACTAACTACTTAACTAAGGTATTTGGTATGACTAACTTCTCAAAATCAAGAAGTGAAGTTCCATTGTTCATTGAAGAAACATTCCAAAACATGTTGAACTACGGTTACCGTACTGGTAAGATTCGTGGTTTGAATTGTGATTTGGTTGGTTTACCTTCAGCTAAAGAAGACAATGCAACTAACACATCAATTGGTTGGTATTTAGAACAATATCAAACTCCATCGACTCCGTTTGTGGTTTCAGAATTGAGAGGTAATACAGTTGAAAAACTATTTAAATTTATCTTAATCTCTGACGGTAACGCGGCAAACCAGTTGATTAAGATTTCTATTGTTAACATTTCATTTAATAATAACACATTTGATATCATTGTAAGAGACTTCTTCGATACGGATGCAAATCCTGTAGTCTTAGAGAAATTCTCAAATTGTACCTTGGACCCAACTGAAAACGGATACGTTGCAAGAAAAGTGGGTACTGCTAATGGTGAATACGAATTGAAGTCTTCATTTATTATGATAGAAATGGAAGAGGACGCACCTGTAGATGCATTACCTTGTGGTTTTGAAGGTTACGTATTCAGAGAATACTCAGGAGCAAGAAGTCCTTTCCCTGTTTATAAAACAAAATACAACATTCCTGGTGAAGTTATCTACAACCCACCATTCGGAACTAGCACAGGTGCGGATAACTCAACAAGAAGTTCAGGTGACAAAGTAAGAAAAACTTACTTAGGTTTATCAAACACAGTAGGTATCGATAGCGATTTCTACAATTATGTAGGTAAACAAAACCCAACTAACTTGGCAACTGCAACTGATAGTTCAGATTGGGCTTACCTTACTAAAGGTTTCCATATGGACTCAGGAGCGACTGTTGTTACAATCCCTGCAGGTTACACAACTTCAGGTCAATCAGCGTTTGAGGTTGGTGATGCAACATTCCAATCAGACCCTCAATCAGAGACTAACCCATACTACAGACTAAATGCACGTAAGTTTACTTTACTTGCTAAAGGTGGTTTTGACGGATGGGATATCTACAGAGAGTCAAGAACAAACACTGATAGATTCCGTTTAGGAGGTTCAGGATACTTGGCGGGAGCTGCGGCTTCAGCATCTTACCCAACTGCAACAGGATGGGGAGCGTTCAAACAAATTACTGTTGGTGACAATAGTGTTGATTGGGCGAACACTGACTACTACGCATATCTATTAGGTCAGAAGTCATTTGAAAACCCTGAAGCGGTAAACATCAACGTATTGACAACCCCTGGTGTTGATTATGTAAATAACTCAAACTTGGTTGAGGAAGCAATTGATATGGTTGAAACTGATAGAGCGGATTCAATCTACATTTGTACAACTCCTGACTACAATATGTTCGCACCAAACGGAGCGTCATTTGATACTGACTTTATTTACCCTGAAACTGCGGTAGATAACTTAGATAGTTCAGGAATTGATTCTAACTACACCGCGACTTACTATCCATGGATTTTGGTTAGAGATGGTTCAAACAACACTCAAATCTACATTCCACCAACGTCAGAAGTTGTGAGAAACTTGGCGTTAACGGATAACATCGCGTTCCCTTGGTTCGCAACTGCGGGTTACACGAGAGGTTTGGTGAATTCAGTTAAAGCACGTAAGAAGTTGACTCAAGACGATAGAGACACTCTATATCAAGGTAGATTGAACCCAATCGCTACATTCTCAGATGTGGGTACTGTAATTTGGGGTAACAAAACTCTACAGGTTAGAGAATCTGCACTTGACAGAATTAACGTAAGAAGATTGTTGTTACAAGCTCGTAAGTTGATTTCAGCGGTAGCTGTGAGATTGTTATTCGAACAGAATGACGCTCAGGTAAGACAAGATTTCTTAGATGCGGTGAACCCAATCTTGGATTCCATCAGAAGAGACAGAGGTTTATACGACTTCCGTGTAACGGTTTCTGACTCACCTGAAGATTTAGATTCAAACCAATTGGTTGGTAAAATTTACTTGAAACCAACAAGAGCGTTAGAATTTATTGACATCGAATTCTTGATTACTCCGACAGGAGCATCGTTCGAAGATGTATAATTAGTATATTTATATTAGTTGGGGGTTACCGATGGTGACCCCCATTAGCCTTTTTTAAACGTTTAATAAAAAGTAAAATCATGGAATTTAAAAAATCATATTTGTCAGAAGCCCTTAATTTAGAAAAGGGTAAAGAGACATTTTCTGAGAAAGCTCAGAATATTGTGATGACTGAATCACAATTAGAAAGATTAATTGAAAAACTTAATTCGGATAACAAATGATTCGTAAAATCTTAAAAGAGTATATTGAGGAAAAAGAACTCAAGGAAGGTTTTGACGAAGAGGGTCACCCAGATTTAAAGTATTATGCTTTTGATTGGGACGACAATATCTTGGAGATGCCAACTAAAATCGTTGTTCAGACGGAGGACGGTAAAGAGGTTGGGATGTCTACTGAGGACTTTGCAGATTACCGTGGGATGATTGGTCAAGAACCTTTCGAATACAACGGTGAGATGATTGTCGGATATGCTGAGGACCCTTATAGAAACTTTACCGTTAAAGGTGATTCACAATTTATTGTTGATGCTATGTTGGCTGAGACTGGTCCTTCATGGGACGATTTTGTTGAGGCAATCAACGGAGGTTCAATTTTTTCAATTATTACGGCAAGAGGACATACCCCTTCTGTTTTGAGGGACGCGGTTTACAACATGATTGTTACGGACCATAAAGGAATTAGTAAGAATGAACTGGTTAAAAACCTTAGAAAATACCGTCAATTTGTCGATGAAGAAGATATGAGTGATGAAGAATTAATTGAGGTATATTTGGACTTATTAAAATTCCATCCAGTAACTTATGGTGAAGGAAGTGCTGCCAATCCTGAAGAAGGAAAAATCAAGGCACTACGTGAGTTCATTTTATATGTAAAAGAGTTGGCGGGTAGGATTGGAAAAAGAGCATTCTTCAAAAACGACGTAAAGAACAATTTTGTTCCTATGATTGGTTTTTCTGATGATGACCCTAGAAATATTGATAAGATTAAAGATTTCTTAGATAAGGAATATGAAGATAAACCAGTTAAAACTTATTTAACTAAAGGAGGAGAAAAAATAGAAGTTTAAAAAAACTGGACTGGTTATATGTAATATTCAGTTTTCCGGTGGAAAGTAAATAGAAAAAATTACTCTGACTTATATTTATAATAAAATAAAGACTATTAAAACCAAAATACAATGGCTGATTTATTAATGAAAATGCCGATACCTTACGAACCAAAAAGAAAGAATAGGTTTATTCTCTCTTTCGATTCTTCTTTGGGTATCAATTCGTGGTATGTTGAGTCCACATCAAGACCACAAGTTAGTATTAATCCTGTGGAAATTCCATTCTTGAACACTTCAACTTATGTTGCTGGTCGTTTTACGTGGAATACAATTAACGTAACATTCCGTGACCCAATCGGTCCTTCAGCTTCACAAGCACTTATGGAGTGGGTTCGTTTACACGCTGAATCTGTAACTGGTCGTATGGGATACGCGGCGGGTTACAAAAAACAAATTACACTTGAAATGTTAGACCCAACAGGGGTGGCAATTGAAAAGTGGTTGTTACAAGGAACATTCTTAACTGATGTAAACTTTGACTCGTTAGGATATAGTGACGATGGTATTGCTACAATTACTGCAACTCTTCGTCCTGATAGATGTATTTTGGTATACTAATATACTCTTTACGATAAAATCAGTTCATTTATATTTAACCATAGAGGGGAGACTCTCTATGGTTTTTTTATATAATATATTATGGACAACGCAACACAATACGGTCAAGAAGACTTTAACTTACCACACGACGTGGTGACACTACCTTCACAAGGTAGATTTTATAGAAATAAAAAGGCATCCCTAAAAGTGGGATACTTAACAGCCTCAGACGAAAACATTTTGTTGGGACAAAAGAACCCTGACAATATTGTTCACACGTTGCTTAGAAACAAAATCTACGAACCAGATGTTGACCCTAATCAACTATTGGATTGTGATGTTGAGGCCATTCTAATCTTCTTAAGGAACTCTTCCTTTGGTCCCGAATATACTTTTACACTTAGGGACCCGAAGACTCTTAAAGACTTCCAACAAACCATTCTATTGGACGAACTCAATGTGAAACAGGGGTCGATGGAACCTGGTAATGACGGGTTGTTTGAATTCCAACTTCCAGTTTCTAAGGCAAATGTGAAATGTAAGTTGTTGACGATGTCTGATATTAAAGAAATCCAAAAAATTCAAGATGCATACCCTGATGGTGTTGTTGCTCCTGTGGTGACAAAAAGATTGGAGATGCAAATTGTTTCATTAAATGGTGAGACCGATAAGGGTCGTATTGCTCAAGAGATTATGACAATGCCGATTGCGGATTCAAAATTCATAAGAAATTCAATGAGAGATGCGGAACCACGTTTGGATTTGGACCGCACATTTACGGCCCCGTCTGGAGAAAAGGTGACTTCTCGTATCACCTTTGGGGCTGAGTTTTTTCGTCCTTTCTTCTGATTATAGGAAATCTATGCTTGACGAAATCTACTATTGCGTCAAGGAACTTGGATTTAGTTACTCTGACTTAATGAACATACCGGTCTTTGAGAGACGGTATTTCATAGATAAGTTTGTTTCTGATATGGAAAAAATTAAAGAACAACAAAGGAAATCCAAGTAAAGATATTTATTAGAAAAGATTAGTTCATGTTTTTACAAGATACAGGAGGTAATACAGACCCAAAATCATTAACTGAGATTCTAAATAGTTTTAGACAAGAGTTTACTCAAATGTCGAGCGCAATTTTGAATTTTGAAACTCAGGCAAAAAAAATCACAGCGGATATTTTTGGTCAGGGAACCGCGTTTGCTGATTCTGTAAGACTCAGTATGGCGGGTGCTGCTCAGAGCACTGCCGAGTTGGGAGTAAGAGTAGATGATTTAGCTACTACCTATGGTGCGATTGCACAACAATTAAGGACTAATGTTATGTTAACTGAAGACCAGATTGTTAAGTTTGCTGAGTTTCAAAAGGCAACCAATATTACCGCAGAACAAGTAGGGGTATTAGTAGAGGGCTTTGCAACCTTAGGTGTTGGACCTACTGAAGCCGCAAAGCAGATGAGTGATATGGCTAAGACTTCACGTCAATATGGTTTGAATACTGCTCAGTTTATGGAGAAAGTTGGTGAAAACCTTAAACTCATGAATTCTTATAACTTTAGAGACGGTGTTGAAGGGTTTACAAGAATGGTTGCGAGGTCACAAGCCCTTCGTATTAATATGGCGGATGTAACAGGTTTAGCTGCGAAACTGTTAGACCCTTCTGAAGCGATTAATTTAGCCGCACAATTTCAAGTATTAGGTGGTGCTGTTGGTGCATTAGCTGACCCATTCCAATTAATGAACATGGCTCAGAATGACTTGGAAGGGTTACAAAACACCATATTAGATGCCGCATCCGCAGCGGTTACCTTCAATGAAACCACAGGGGAGTTCCAAATTGGGGCGACTGAAATGAGAAGGTTAAGAGCACAAGCAGACGCTTTGGGTATGGATTACGAGGAATTGGCTAATACTGCCGTGAAAACCGCTGAGAGAAATCAAAAACTTGATTATCTACAATTCTTAGATGCTACTCCCGAACAAAAAGAAATGTTAGCCAGTTTAGGTCAACTTGAAGACGGTGAAGTTAAGGTAAAAGTTCAAAATGAAGAAGGTAAAGATGTGTTGGTTAGTGCATCAGAGGCCCTTAACAAGTATTCAGACCAACTTAATAAAATGACCGATGAAGCCAATTTAGATGACCGAGAAATTGCTCTTCGTCAAATGAATGCATTAGAAGAGATTGAAAAGGCATTATTAGACCCATTAATTCAAGTTCAGGCTGAGGTTGCTGGTAGTGAAGCGTTTACCGAAATTAGGTCGACTATTAAAGGAACTGCGGAATCTATTGCTGAGTTTTCAGACAAGATGATAGGTGATAGTGGTGTAGTTGGAGAATCAATAACAAAATTCTATAAAAGTTTTCAAACGGGAGTTAAAGAGTTAGGTGAAAAACTTCAAAAACCAACGACATATGAGGGTATGATGACCAACTTCAAAACAATATTCGATGGTTTGTCGAGTAAAGTTGCGGAAATCGAATTATCTGAATATGGTATTGACATGTCATCAATGACTCAGTTGGAAATTATGAATCATCTTAGAAATATTAGAAGTGGATTAGGAGGTGGAAGTAGTACTGCCTCAACAACCAATCTTGGTTCATATACAGTTGATAACCCACTACCTGTCAACTTAGCTAAAGTTGAGAATGATGTGACTGTAAAAATTGACCCTATGACTATGAATTTTGAAGACTTAAATGTAAATCACGGAGGAACAATTCAACTACAGGGTGTTGGTGGTGTGGATATTAATAATTTAACGGCAACACAACTACAAGAATTAAGTATTAAATTAAAAACATACATGGACCCAAGTAATATCTTGGGAACATAAAAATAGTGGTTAGGCTATTTATATAAAAAAAGAAAATAGATGCCAAGTCCATTATCGTTTGCTTCTACAGAAACTTTCAGAACACAACTATTAGTTAGAAACTTAGAGCCATATTCTGAGGGAGGTTTCGTTGCGTCCTCAACACCTGCACAGGGTGAATTGAATCAGACAAACTATTCTGTGGTTGACAGTCCAAATGTTGTGGATGTGGGTCAACAAGAAGAAACTTTTCTAATCACCAAAAACTGGTACGGACCTGCCGGCGGTTATGACGACCCAATAGATATTACGGATGTTCAACGACTAATTGAAAACAGAGACACTTACTATAAGTTTGTTTCATCATACTACACGTCTTATCAAATATTACTTCAAGACAATCCTGTAGGTTCAAGTGGTTCACTATCACAGGACTCTATAATGATGCAAATTGGTGCAAAATCATTAAAGAATGAGTTACAATATAGAGTTGATGAAGAAGTTAGACAAGAAACATTAGGTCGATTAAACTTCCTTAATGCGGCTCAAGACCCATTCTTAGTTGCTGATATCATCAGAGGAACGAATGAGTTTATTGAACCTGATTGGACCATTTCATCACCAACAAACCCTGTTGGTAAAGGGTTAGACTATATTTCAAGGATTAGTGGAGTATATGTTCCATTCTCATGGATACCTGGTGATTACTTTAACCCTGAAGGTAAAAAGAGTTTTATTAACCAAGCAGCCAACTTTGTGGGTGGGTTATTTGCTAATGATAATAATGTGGACGGAGCAATTCCAAGTCCTAAGTTATTACCTGAAAAGAGAAACGGTTCTGATATTTTCCTAAATAATACGGGTAGAGGTCAATCTTCTGCGTTGTTTAGAGCATTGGAATACAATGACTTTAGACCTGACTATAAAGCAAACTTCCTTTCAGACCTTAACTTAACGGCACCAAACGGGGCATATTATGTGGGTAGTAGAACACAATCTCCGACTGATGTATTATTCCCAAATAACGAACTTCCTGTTGATTATAAGAATAAGAGAGTTCAATCTGCGGTTAGAGGGTATGGTCAGTTATCAACATTATATGAAGGTGAAGACCAAAACTTTAAGTTTGGATTAAACGCACCACTTCCAAGTGAGGAAGGTGGTTTACAAGGTGGATTTACGTGGATATCACCAAAGAGTAGACCTGCAGCTGGTAAAAAAGGTGGTGTTGGAGGAGATACAGGTTCTGAAGATGCAAACTGGAACGATGTAAGTGCTACATTCAACAGTACCATATCCACAAACTATTCATTCAAACAGGGGTCTATTATGGACGAGACCCAAAGACTTATCAATTCAGCAGACGGATTGGGAGGTCAAGCCAAACTTCAACACGTTGGTAATGCTATCGACCAGGTTTCCAAAGTATTTTATGATGGGACCAGAGAGATTACCAAAGGTTCGAGAGTTATGTCTTTTATTGACCAAAACGGTGATTTGGTTGGAACGGAATATTGTAGAGTGTTTACCAAAGACAATCCATACTTTAAGATGAATGACTTACAAAAGACTGATGGTAATATCCGTAAGTTTAGTTATTCAGTATTGGATAATACCTACAATTTAAATATTGCACCAAACTATGGTGATAGTTCAACAAATGTTGTTGATGGTCAGGTTAAGAAATACATGTTATCTCTTGAGAATTTGGCTTGGAGAACGACTGATATGCAACAAGACCTTCCGTCTTGTGAGAAAGGTCCTAATGGTGGACGTATCATGTGGTTTCCTCCATACGATTTAAGAGTAGATGAGAGTGTTGCGGTTAGGTGGACACAGAATGACTTTTTAGGTCGACCAGAACCTATCTATACTTACAATAACACTCAAAGACAGGGTAGTTTATCCTTTAAGATACTTGTTGACCACCCTTCAATCCTTAATTTATTGATTGATAAGGAGTTGGCAAACGTTACTCCAGATTCTAAAATTACAAAGATTGTTGACAGTTTCTTTGCGGGATGTAAGAAATACGACATTTATGAATTGGCAAGAAAGTTTGGTCAGCTGTCAGTTAATGAGATTTACGAGATTGTTACCAAAACAAAAGATATTGACCAATTCCAAAAGGCTAAAGAAGAACTTCCGCAACCAACAGAAGGTGAAACTACTGTTGTTGAAAATGTTACTGAGAAACCTTCTTTATCTGAGTTTGAAGGGGCTACTGTTTATTTTGACAATAATACACCTTCACCATCCTCTGGTATTTGGAGTAATGAAAGTTACGGAACAGTTTATTCAAATTATATTACAAACCAAGGAACATATCAAAACCAAAATAAAAGTAATGTTTCTGCTATTGATAACTTCTTTAGTTCAGAAATTGTTGCAGGTAAAAACCAATTAGATGTTTTGATAACTCAAATTGTTGAAACTATTGAGAAAGGTTACACGGTTGAGATTACCCTGAAAGGATATACTTCTTCACTTGCAAGTAAGAGTTATAATGAAGATTTGTCAAAAAGAAGAGTAGATGCGGTTCGACAATATATTTTATCAGACTCAAGAATCTCTAAAATCAACCAACAAACAGAACTGGGTAAGGTTAGTGTGAATTATTTTGGTTTTGGTGAATCTGAGTGTGATAGTGGTAATGAAGTATACACGACAACTGCGATGGAATGTAGGAGAGTTGAAGTTACAAACATTACTGTTTTCGAGCCGAGAGAAACTGAACAGGACAATACTTTAGATGAGACTGAGGCAATACAACAACAAACCAATCCAACTGCGGGTAATAATGATGTTGAAACTGACAACGCCCCTGCAACGAGAAGTAGTGATGAGGTAAGACTTAGAGAGGGTGTTACTAAAAAATTACTTAGAAAATTGTTGACGGAATGTAATTACTTTGAATCAATCACAGATGACACCTCGTTCTTATATGAGGGAATGAAGGAGAAGATTAAATACTTTAATCCGGTATTCCATTCAATGACGCCAGAAGGATTAAACTCGAGACTTACCTTCTTACAACAGTGTCTAAGACCAGGTAACACCATACCAACTATCGGACCTGATGGAAAACCATTGGACAACGACGCATTGAATACTTCGTTTGGTGTTCCACCAATTTGTGTTTTAAGGGTCGGTGACTTCTTCCATACTAAAATTGCCATCAATCAGATGACAATTCGTTACGAGCCATTACAATTAGACTTAAACCCTGAGGGTATCGGTGTTCAACCAATGTTGGCCGACGTTAACTTATCTTTCTACTTTATTGGTGGACACGGATTGAAAGAACCTGTTCAACAACTTCAAAACGCCTTGTCGTTCAACTATTACGCAAACACTGAAATGTATGACGAGAGAGCAACTGCCACAGAAGATACTAAGAAGATTGATTTGGAAACTATTGAGGCATTGGACTTATCAGTTCCGTTTAGTCAACAAGATGCTGCGGGTGGTGGTGACCGAGATGGTGGAACCACTATTGGTGAGATTACTTCTCAAAATATAACAAACTCAGGTCAAACAATCACAGGAACAATCAAATACCAACAAAATATGGATGATTTGATTGGAAACACTAAGACATATTCAGACGCGTTAACTAAGACATTGGAAGATATCAATGAAGAATTTGGTCAGTCTGGATTGTTTATGTTCACCAAAGATAGAAAGTATATTAATGGTTCAATGAAAACAACTGCCAATCAAACAGATTTATATGGTAAATCTGAAAAATTACAAGATAAGATTGACACATTATTTAGTGAAATAAAAAAGGATGTTGATAATGAAACCTCACCACTTTTGATTGATGGAAGTAATACATTTTCTCAAGTGCCATCATTTAAAAAATCTGAAATTAGAAAATATAAGAATAAAGTTAATGAAATCTTAGCTTCGTATAAGGACAATTTTAGTATTACAATGAATGATATTCAAAGTGATTTAATATCTGCCGAGCAAGATTTAATTTATAATATTGACCGGTTAAACTATGTATATTCATTAAATGATGGATTCATTCAACCAAACGGTCAGGTTGTGATTTATTCTTTATCAGCAACCACTAATGTTTATGACCCTAATGGTCCCGCGACTGATACACTGTTAGAGATGGAACAAGATATGGATTATATATCTGCCGATTTAAATGGGACTTTATTACAGCTGGAATCTAAAAATTTAATAAGTGACGATTATAGTGATAGTTGGTCTTTTTCTTTAGAAGAAACACTACTTGCAAATTCATCACAAAAAAGATTGTTTACTGTTATTCAGAAAGATGTTCTTGGTAGTAACAACCTTAAAAATGAATTAATCAAGTGGATAGATGAACAATCATTTAGTAATCCACAAATTTGGAAAGATGTCATTAATAAAATTTTTGATACATTAAATAGTATATATTCGAGTCAAAAATCAAAGATGGAATCACAATTCACTGATTATAAAAACAGTGCCATCATTGGAAATACCTATGAACCATACACTTTGGGTAAGGTTAGAGAGTTTAACTTCTCTGAGTCAGCTACACAGTCACAAACTCAAGTTGAAGGTCTAAGAAACCTTTACAGTGGTGTTAACTCAGGTTCTGCAAATAAATGGAACTACAAAGTAAAACTTAACTAATGGATTATTACAATAGATATCAGAACTTTTTATTGAATGGTCAACAAACTGTTGTTCCAAATGTAAAATTGCCTTCAAAAACTACAGATAAGAAGTATGTTTATAGACAGGGCATGAGCCGCTTAGATAAGATTAGTTATGAATTTTACAATACACCATACTTTGGTTGGTTGATACAAATGGCTAATCCTAATTTGGGTAGTATGGAAAATAACATTCCTGATGGGACTGTTTTGATAATTCCGTTTCCTTTGGTTCAGTCCCTACAAGATTATAAAAACGCAATAGATACGCATTTCTATTATTATGGCAGGTAACCCAAATTACAGGAGATTCACCGCAAGTGAGAAAGTCGCATTTACAACATATAACAACATAGTCCTCGTAGACCCTAACACCGTTGTAGATGCTGAAGGTAACGCACGCGAAAGATTAGTCCAACATGAAAATTTGGTGATGTATGCCAATCTTCAAGCCAATATCTTACCGAGAACAAAATTAGCCGTCGGAGAAAACTTTGACGAAAAGTCTGATTTGATTCAGGTTGCAAATTTTGGAGGGACTGAAGACGGTAAGATTAACTTCCTGAAACCTCAAGGGAAAAACTATTTGGACACCAGTTGGACAGACCAGTTTACAGGTCAAAGACAAGATGACGGTGCGGGTATCAATCAATCTCAGGTGACAAGTTTAGAAACGGGAAAACGAGCAATTCGTAACTCTCAAGACACTCAACTATTAGGTATTACTAACATTAAGATTAATAACAACTCATCTTTTATTCCTGTTGTGGATATTGAGATGGTTGACATTCAAGGGAGAACCCTATTTGAGCAGGGGGAAAACTCACCATATTCTGCATTTATGCAAATGCCATATCCATTGTTCTATTTAACGGTGAAAGGTTACTATGGTAAGGCGGTTAAGTATGAATTGATGTTGAAGAGTTTCAATGCTAGATTTGACCCTTCAGATGGCAATTACAAACTAAGTTTATCATTTATTGGTAGGACCGCGGCCATTCTTTCAGATTTACCTTTGGGGGCGTTATTTGCATTACCACATATGTATGAAACAATATTTGAGGAAAGGGAAAATGATGGTGTATCAGACTATAATGGTGATGTTACCACACGTGAAACAAGAAATGTCCAAACACAAAACGCATTAGATTCTTCGGGGACTGAACAATACGAAACATACAATCGTATTACCACCACTCGAGGAATGCAGAAAATTCACCAGACGTATCAGTATTATAAAGGGTTAGGGTTGGTTGATGAAAACTTACCCGAGTTAACACTCTCACAGTTGGCGTATAGATTGGACGCTATTGAGACATTTATAACAAACACAATGTCTGAGGTTGACCTAAGGTCCATCAATGATATTAAAACATATAGACAAACACTTGAAATATTTAGGTCGTATGTTGCAATTAACGTTCCGGCTTCGTGGTTTAGAAATTACTTAGACCCCTCAAGTGCCATCGTATTAAATGATGGTAAAGTGTTATATACATTTAACGCTGAGACTGATGAGACTCAGGAAAAGATAGATGCTAAGGCGGAGTTAAAGGCAAAGTTTAAAAAATATTCTGAAGAGTTAAGGAATAATGAAACATTTGGGACAAACGGAACCTACACTGTTTTAGGTAAAGAACAATCGTCTGCACTTAGCTTTGACGTGAATTATGATATGTTGATACCAGATTCACTTACTTTGGACGATATTGATTTTGAAAAGACATTTATTCGTCAGAAAAACTTTGTTCCAAATCAATCTGATTTAAACACATTCAAAACACAATTTGCCGTTAACTTTGAATTGGGGGAAGATTATGTGAATGCAGAATTGGAGTTGATACAGGGAGATGTGACCTTCTACTTCTTTGGTGAAAACAATGATAGTCCGACATATTTTAACGGGTCGTTCTTATCTAAGATGGATATATTGGAACAACAATTCAATGTGATGTCTGAGAGAATCGAGAAGGAACTGTCCGAAGCCTTAGCCGAGAAGATTGAAGACCCACAAACCGGATTAGGGTTCAAACCAACAATTAGAAACGTTGTTGCTATTTTAATGGCCAATGTGGATGCGTTCTATCGTTTGATGGACGATATTCACAGAGAGGCGTGGGACCTAAAAGACAACCCACAAAGGTTGAGAGTTATTGTGGACCCTGAAAAGGGTGATGGTGTGGACACGAAAGATATGGTCCAAAATGGGAATGTATTAAATGAAAACTCATTTGTATATCCGTGGCCTCAGTATTTTCAAAAAGAATACGACGACCAAAACAACCAAAGATATGTGGTTCGTTACATTGGTGACCCTAAATTAAGAAATAGAACGAGAGCGTATGACTACTCGTTATGGCCTGAGGTTGGGTTCTTAGAAAACTATATTAAGGGACAGTTGCAGAGAGAGGAGATGCCTCCGCCACTAACAAACAATAATCAGAAAAAGATTGCTAACTATATTCCTGTAAGTGCAATGGAATATCCTTTATTACTAAGGGCATATCCAGACCTTAACGAGATTACGTTCCTATATGAGATATGGGAGAGGACATACTTACAAAGTAACTATTCAAACATATTCAGACCAACTCAGAGTAGTCAAAACTTATACAATGTGTTAGGTAGGTTTGAGGCTAAGACCATTAAAGATGCTATTAGCTCTGACCCATTCTTAATGATGAAACTTAAGAACTTAGGATTGAACAGTCAGAACTTCTTATCGTTGTTGAGAAGTGTGTCGGGGAATGGTCAAGGTCAGAGATGGGCGTTGTTTGAAAGGGATTTATACACTTCAACTGCTGTTAAGTCATTAATAGATACTCAAAATGGTATCTATAAGTTTTCAGATGATGATGTTAACAGGATACAATCAGAACCTGCTGATGAGTCTCAAGACAACCTTAAAGAGTATATTGTTTCTCCGTTAACTAATGAACTTACGTTTACTGATGTTTATCCATATACCAATCTAACATGGATTACCAACAATTTCTCAAGTGGTGTGGACTACAACTCGTTAGAAAAGGCAAACTCAACGACTAACAATATGTTCTTTATTGAGACTCTCAAAATGTTGGCAAGTTTTAATCCTGATAATGCGGAGAACGGATATGATTATTCGCCGGTCTTACCAGATGATTGGTTTAACTTTAATTCATTAAAGATTGAAGGGTTAACCAAAGAAACATTTAGGGTTGAAAGTATTGATATGATGGTCAACAACGAATACGGTGTGACGGAAGGTAATGTCGATTATGGACCTAATTACTCAGGAAATACAAATAGAATTCAACCTCTATCATTATTGAATACACCTTACTTTATCAATGCAATTAGTGAGGGCGTTGATAATGAAACAAACGGTGTTGCGGACCCGTATAAGAATTTGAGTTATATATTCTTAAATTCATTGCCGGTTTCAATACTAACAGAAAAATTCAACAATACTGGAGACGCGACTGTAGAATCGAGTTTTATTGGGAATACATTTAATAAGTTTGCGGCAATACATAAAGTTCCATATGCTTTCATATTAAAATATGGTTCAATATGGCACAGATACAAAACATATATCCAAACAGGGGTTGATATCTTGGATAGTGTGTGGACTTCAATCAATGAAGATTCACTATATGACCCATTAAACGGGCAAAAGACTTCATTTTACAACATCACTGACTATCAGGGAAGTGCATTCACATATACAATGAACTTTACAATTCCTCAGTTTGGTGTGTTTAACCCTTCCAATATCAGTAATGTTGGGTTTTACCCAAAAATCATTAATGATGTAACTAAGTTGGTTGGTTACAATCCTCCGTTCCCTAACTATTCACAAACAGAAATTACCAACGCTCAGCAAGGAACAATCGACTTAGGGGGTGATGGATTGAAGATAGGTAAGAATAACAACTCAACAGTAACATTCCCTGTTGGTAAGGTAACAAATGATTTAACTACGTCATATTCAATACAAAATTGGTATACTTACTACGACAATATAGATACAGGTGAACAGGAAAATTATCAAAAGTGTCTTGTTTACCCATCTGTAGGTGGGTTGGGTTTCTCACAATATGGTTACGAGAAAAAGAATAATAATGGTGTTGTAAATGGTAACCCACTTGACCAAACCTTATATGATGGTTCGGTAAAGGCTTTATGGGGGTTATCACACTATGGATATTTTGACCATTCAAACGTTCAAAAGCCGTCGTATGATGAATACATTAAAATTATTAATACAAATTCTGATACACAAAATCAGTTTAACTTATCTCACCAGGCTGAGTATTCAACTATCGAAGATTTGTTTGGTGTGTTTACAAAAGAAGAGTTGGACACATTTGAGAGAGAGTTTTTGAAATTCTCACAAGCGGTTCCTGATAGTGGTGACCCAGTTTCGGTTTCGCATGGTGTTCCATCCCCAAGTATTTTCCCATCATTTAGAAACATTAAGGGTATGATGAAAAATTTATTCTTAATTGACCAACCTGTATTGACCGGCAATGAAGATGAGGACGGTAAGAGTATTGCGGAAAAACAGTTATCATATTTTAACAGAAAGATATATGGTTTCATTGCACAAAAATGGTTAATAAAAAGAGGTAACCCCTCTCGTTTTGACCGTAAGATATGGAACTCATTCTCTAACGACATTAATTATCGTCCTGTGGATGCGTTTAACTATGGAACGTATGTTGTTGGTACCTTACCCGATACGACGGGAGCCATCAATTTACAACAAAGTATAACTAACAATCCTGCTGCGTGGGAGGCCATGTATTTGTATGTGGGTCAATACCGTGCACAGGGAATGGTTTATTCAAACTCAGGAAGTTATTTAACAGACTTCTTTATTGATAACAATATTGAGTTTACTGAGGACAATGTTATTAAGTTACATAGGTTGATACAGATGTATGGTTCTAAGAAGATGGAAGACAATACCTACGACGGAACACAGTTTATGTCTGACTTCAACAATTACTTACAGACCTTAAACAAATATCAATCTAATATTCAAAACATCTTATTTAGAACTCTTAATCAAGATTTACCAAATCTAACAGAGTCTCAAGAAAATAAGAGAACTGCATTGGATAGTGATATTGCCAAATTAGAGTTGTGGGAAACATTTAAAGTATTAAATGACAAATGGATTGCTGGTGGGGACTTCCAAAATAGAACTCTATTTGAAGATTTCTTATTCTTAGATAGGGCAAACTTAAACATTGGCGATAAAGTTATTGTGGACGTTACCTCGTTAGCAGGATACCTAAACGCAAAAAATGATAAGAACTCAATATATTCTATATTGGGATTCTTATTACAGAACAACAACTTTATTTTCATGGCGTTACCGTCATACTATAACTTCTACGGTATTACACAACCGAGTCTAACTGCGTCTCCTCAGGATACTGAATCCCCTGGTCAAGAAACATTTGGAACCTTTACTGAGATTGACACCGCAGAAACAAGACCTCGTTTTGTTTGTATGTATACTGATAAGTTATCAGAACACTCAGACCAATCACAAAATATTGATTACAGATTTAAAAGTGACTCCTTCCAAATAGAAAGACCTGGTAGTCCATTAGAGGAAAACCAAGAAGGAAAGACAGACTACTCGTTATCAAATAAAGTGGTGGCATTTAATGTGGACTTTGGAGTTAGAAACCAAAACATATTCCAATCTATAAGTTTGGACCAAGCACAATATAAGGACACTTCAGAATCTTTTGCTATTTTAACTGACATGGCAAACCAAGCCAAAGGTCAAAAAGCCATACAACAATCCACATCATTATTCAACATCTACAAAAACAGAAGTTACTCTGCTCAGATTGTGTCGATGGGTAATATGATGATTCAACCAACAATGTATTTTAACTTGAGATATGTTCCTATGTTTACGGGACCATATTGGATTACCAATGTTGCTCACAGTATTCAGCCTGGTAATTTTACCACTACGTTTGAAGGGGTTAGAGTATCCAAATATTCATTCCCTCAGGTTGATAAGTTGGTGATGAGTGTGAATATTGACATTCTTAGACGACAAGCCGATAAAAACAGAAGAGCGGCACTCACCACTCCGAACTCTGAGACTGAAGGTGCAGAAGTTACTGAGGTTACTGAAACTAACAATCAATCACAATCAACAACAGGTATTACTCAGAATGTGGGTATTCTTGAAAATACGGATGAAGGTGGTGAAGGTAGATGTCAGGGACAAACCAAATATCCTAATTTACCATATCTTACAATTGAAAAAGAATTTGTTTCTTTTGAAGATGTAAAAAATCATCTAAATTCTAAAACATCAAATAATGATGTCATTACTGTTTGTTTTGGTATACCATGGATTGAACAAAAGGCAAATGGGGAGTCAGGATTTAACTCCTTTAACGGTAATATGGTTGGTTTAAGAAGTGATTTAACATGGTCACAATCCGTTTCAAACAAGTTTATTGGACAGGCTTGTTTACGTAGAGGAGATGGTCAGGGATACCTTTCATATGCGTCATTCAGTAGTTCAACGGTTTCGGTAGATATTTTATTTGATAGATTCTCATCGTTAACACAGAGAATAAACCAATTCAAAGGTTATTATGGTACCAGTGGTGATGGGTTGTCTAAGGCGTATGCAGCTACATGGTTAGGTCATTGGAACACAGGATTAGGATATCGTGATGGTGGTTTCCAAAGAGTTATTGATTATGCTAATGGTGAAGGTAAGGATTCATTTGATTATGCTGTGAGTATATATAAATCTGCAATTAACGAGTTAAAACCATAAAATTGAGAAAATTCGGTTTTTCAATATATTTATTAAGAAAATGTTATTATGAACGTAAAATCACTTTTGGATAATTATTTATCTAAAGACACTCGTATTACCGAGAGAGAAGCCGGAAATGGTTACAAAGAAGTATGTGACCTTGACACTGGTGATTGTTACACTGTTCGTATGAAAGACGGACTTATTGAGAGAGTGGACAATACCATGCAACTAAACAGAACACTTAAAGTTGAAACACCTCAGGGGGTTAAGACTTTATTGAATGGTTAAGATAATATAATATGTCAGTAGATAATAAAATTTTAGAAGAGTTAAAAAGATATAACTCAATCAACAAGTATATCACTGAGCAAGACGCAGAGGACCCTGAAACATTGGCTCCTGATGCAGACGCTGAGTTAGATGCTGAAACAGGTGCTGAAGAAATTGCAGAACCTGTTGATGTTGATTCTGACCCTGATGTTGAGAAGGTAGACGATTCGGGTGATGTAGAATCTGACGTTGAAGTTTCATCTGAAGGTGGAACTGAAGAATTGGAAATCACTGATTTGGTAAACAAACAAAACGAAATCTCAGACAAACAAGATGAGTATATGGAATCTATGTTTGATAAGTTGAGTGAGTTAGAAAGTAAACTTTCACAAATGGACCAAATCTTTGATAAGATTAACTCTTTGGAGGACAAAGTTGAAAAATACAGAGAAAAGTCTCCTGAAGAAAAACTACAGTTAAGAAGTTTGGACAGTTATCCATACAATCAGAAGTTAACTGATTTCTTCTCAGATAAAGAAGAGGAGATGGAAAAAACAGGTAAGAACGAATATATTCTAACACCTGATGAAGTTGAGAACTTTTCCGCTGACGAAATTAGAAAGTCATTCAAAGACCCGTTGGAAAACGAGTAATCTATTGACAGTAAATTAATATTTTTCTATACTAAGACCACTCACTATTGGGTGGTCTTTTTTTGTTTTTGATATTTGACTTTAACAGGAATGTGTCTATCTTTTATAGGAGTTTCAAGAGTAACAATTAACAAGAGTAAAAAGAAAAATTATGGGAAATGCACTCGACGCTGTCTTAGCACAGTATGAAAAAAACACCCAAAGCACAGGGGGTGGAAACAAGATGTCTCAAGAAGACAGATTGAAGAGATACTTCACAACGTATCTACCAAAAGGAACCAAGTCAGGTCAAAAGGTTATTCGTATCCTTCCAACCGCTGACGGTTCATCACCATTCAAAGAAGTATGGTATCACGAAGTTCAAGTAGACGGTAAATGGACAAAACTTTACGACCCAGGTAAAAACGATGGGGAGCGTTCACCACTTACTGAGGTTTACGAAGAACTAATATCAACAGGTAAAGAGTCTGATAAAGATTTGGCTCGTCAATACCGTCCACGTAAATTCTACATTGTAAAGGTAATCGACCGTGACAACGAGTTGGATGGACCTAAGTTTTGGAGATTTAAGGACAACTACAAGCAAGAAGGTATTTTGGATAAAATCATTCCTATTTGGAAACAAAAGGGAGATATCACAGACGCAAACGAAGGTCGTGATTTGATTGTTGATTTGGCTAAAGCTAAGACTCCTTCAGGTATTGAATACACAGTTGTTAAGACTATCATGTATGATGACCCATGTCCAATTCACACAGATGCTGCTCAAATGAAAGAGTGGATTGAAGATGAAACAACATGGCAAGACGTATATTCTCAAAAACCTGTTGAGTATTTGGAGGCAATCGCAAGAGGAGAGACACCTGTTTGGGATTCAGAATTGAAGAAATATGTTTACGGTGACGACACAGAAACTACATTCGGTGGAACATCGGCACCAACAACAAAAACAGAAGAGGTAAGTGACCCACAGTCTGAGGCTGAGGTAGATGACGACCTACCATTCTAAAAACACTAATCTGATGGTGGGGATTGTAATGTCCCCACCGTCTTTATTTATTAATCAATATGGCAATTAAGAAAAAAGATTTTCAAAGTATTAAGAAGAAGTTCTCAACTTCTGCAAAATACAAACCCCAAAGATTTTTGGATTTAGGGGACGCTTTTCTTGATGCGGTTGGATTACCTGGCCCTGCGATTGGTCACTTGAATATGTTCTTGGGTCATTCAGATACAGGTAAAACTACTGCGTTGGTCAAAGCCGCTGTTGATGCACAGAAAAAAGGTATTCTACCTGTATTCATTATTACGGAGCAAAAATGGTCGTTTGACCATGCTAAAATCATGGGATTTGAGTGTGAGGAAGTGGTAGATGAAGAAACAGGTGAATTGGATTGGGATGGGTTTTTTATTTTCAATAACAACTTTGATTATATTGAACAAATTACTGACTACATCAATGAACTATTGGACGCACAAGAAAAAGGTGAGTTGGAATATGACTTATTATTCCTATGGGACTCTGTGGGTTCAGTTCCGTGTAAGATGACCTTTGACGGTAAAGGTGGTAAACAACACAACGCGGCAACATTAGCCGATAAGATTGGTATGGGTATCAACCAACGTATTTCAGGGTCACGTAAATCGGATTCTAAATATGAGAACACATTGGTTATCGTAAACCAACCGTGGGTAGAATTACCTGACAATCCGTTCGGTCAACCTAAGATTAAGGCAAAAGGTGGTGAGTCTATTTGGTTAAACTCATCTATCGTATTTTTGTTTGGTAACCAAAAAAATGCGGGAACCAACAAAATTGCTGCGGTCAAAGACAAGAGAAAAGTTAAATTTGCTGTCCGAACCAAAGTTTCTGTGATGAAAAATCACATTAACGGATTGGGTTATGAGGACGGAAAAATTATTGTGACACCTCACGGGTTCTTGGCGGGTAAAGATTCTACCGAAGAGAAAAAATCAATTGAGGAATACAAGTCTGAGCAATCAGAATATTGGAAAGCGGTAATCGGCAAAGACGGCGATTACAAATTGGAAGAAGAAAAAGAAGTGTAACCTTTTAATACAAAGGTTTTGACAAAGACATTATTAGTAGACGGCAACAATTTATTCAAAATTGGTTTTCATGGGGTTCGTGATTATTACCACAAAGGTAATCACATTGGTGGTTTATATCACTTCGTCAACACCCTCAGAAGATTCATCGAAGAAGATAACTATGATAAGGTAATCGTTGTTTGGGACGGAGAAAACAACTCTTCCCAACGACGACTTATCTATGCCGACTATAAAATGAATCGTAGACAATCTTTAAATGAACAAAAGAAAGCGTCTTACGATTGGCAAATGTCAAGAACCAAACAGTATTTGGAGGATATGTTCATTCGACAACTGGAAGTCGAAGGGTGTGAAGCGGACGATGTGATTGCATATTATTGCAACATTTCAGAAGATGAACACAAAACTATATTTTCGTCAGATAAGGACCTTACACAACTTATCTCAGAGAAGGTGACAATCTACTCACCGAGTGAGAAAAAGTATCTTAAACAAGGGGAAAAGATTAATCTAAAGGACATTTCAATTCCACACGAGAACATTAAAACATTTAAGATTATATCGGGGGATAAATCCGACAATGTTGATGGTATTCAATACATGGGTGAAAAGACTTTTGTGAAATTATTTCCTGAGATAGTTGATAAAGTCCTTACTGTTGAGGATATTTTAAGTCAGGCTGAAGAACTACACTCAAGTGATAAGAACAACCGAGCGTTACAGAACTTATTAAGTGGGAAAACAAAATCAGGAGTTTATGGTGAAGAATTTTTTCTAATCAACAAAAAGCTCATAGATTTGTCGGACCCAATCATTAGTGAGGAAGGTAAGGAAGAAGTTGAGGACTATTACCGAGAAAGTTTGGACCCTGATGGTCGAGGATACAAGAATCTAATGAGAATGATGATGGATGACGGTATCTTCAAATACTTACCCAAACGAGATGATGCTTGGGTAAATTTTTTACAACCTTTTATGAAGTTAACTAGAAAAGAAAAAAAACGTTTTAAAAACAAAAAGTAAGATTATGAAAAATCAAAATGATGTAACTAAAATGGAGTTTTTGTTGACCTTGAATGACAACATTGTTGTTCAGCGTTACTACAATGTTCGTGGGTATAATCCAAAAGCTCGTAAGAGTATTGAGATGGTCAGAACAGTAGAAGAAATCTCTAACAAATTGATTGCGAGTTTAAAGGATAAGACATTGGTTTACATGTTGGACCACTACAACCAAATAGCGTTGGACCCAGCAATCCTTGACACGTCAAATACCGACGGACCGGAACATTTTAACATCTATATTAAACTTGGTGATGAGACAATTTGTCATAAAATTATTGACGCAAAATTATTCCCACCAAAAATAAGATACACCGTAGACATACGTCCGCAACTAAAAAGTGTGCTTCGGGCTCTAACTGACATCTTCTCGACTGAAGATTTAACTTACCAATACATGGATTATCAGTTAGCTTAACTATATTTATATTTTACCCAACAGAAATTTTATTGATATGTCAAAAGAAATCAACTTCGGATACCTCGGAAACTCCTTCCAATTACAACTACTAAATAACATCATTGTTGACAAGGATTTCTCAAATTCGATTGTAGATGTTTTGGACCCGAAGTATTTTGATAATCAATATTTCAAGCTAATGATGCAAATGGTCAAAGAGTATTATCAGAAGTATGAACATGCTCCGACCTTCGCAACATTAGAACAACTTACAAAAAGTGAGATTTCCTCTCCTATGGCTCAAAAAATGGTCCTTGATACCATCTCAGAGGTAAAAGAGGCACCAATTGAAGGTTCTACTTTTGTTCAAGAAAAGTCACTGAAGTTCTGTAAACAACAAGAATTACAGAAGGTGATGAGTAAAGCTCAAAAGATTATAGACAAAGGTGATTTTGAGTCTTATGACCATTTGGAAGAGATGGTTAGAGAGGCACTTCAGGTGGGGGAAGTTGATACTGGAACAGCAGATGTTTTTTCAAACTTAGATGTGGTTTTGGACGACGATTATCGTCATCCAATCCCGATGGGAGTTCCAGGTATTGATAACCTACTTAAAGGTGGTTTAGCTAAGGGTGAAATTGGTGTAATTTTGGCTCCAACAGGTGTTGGTAAGACGACGTTCTTAACGAAGATTGCTAACAACGGATTCAACTTGGGTTACAATGTTTTACAGGTATTCTTTGAGGATAACCCAAAGATTATTCAGAGAAAACATTTTACCCTATGGACAGGAATTGCACCTGATGACCTTTCTAACCACAGAGATGATGTGATGACTAAGGTGAAAGAGATTAAGGAAAAAACTAAGAACAGTTTGATTCTTAAAAAACTTCCTTCGGATACTTTGACTATGAATCAAATCAAAAACCAAATTCGCAAGATGATTGCAGAGGGAAATAAGATTGATATGATTGTGTTGGATTACATTGATTGTATCACTCCTGATAAGAATTTGGGTGATGAATGGAAGAGTGAAGGTTCTGTGATGAGAGCGTTTGAAGCGATGTGTCACGAATTGGATATTGTGGGTTGGACTGCAACTCAAGGTAACCGTTCATCAATTTCTTCTGAGGTGGTAACAACAGACCAAATGGGTGGTTCTATTAAGAAGGCTCAGGTAGGTCACGTAATTATCTCAGTTGCTAAGTCTCTAACTCAAAAAGAGATGAATCTTGCCACTATTGCGATTACGAAGTCTCGTATCGGAAAGGATGGAATCATCTTCGAAAATTGTAAGTATGATAATGAAATGTTAGTTATCGATACTGAACAGAGTATGACTTTCTTAGGTCACGAGGAACAGAAAGAAGAAAAAAATCGAGACAGAATTAAAATGTTGATGGAAAAACGTCAACAAAGAGAGTCTCAAAATAATTAAGTAAAAATATAGGTATGGAAAGTTTAGTTAACGCAGTTAGTAAGGACATCCGCTATGTCGTAAAAAGAAGCGGTGAAAAAGAAGTATTCGATACCACTAAAATCGAAAGAGCGGTTATCAATGCAATGAATGGTATTGATAAGGTTGACACTGAGATGGCTGAAAAGATTGCAAGAATTTCTACAAAAGCGATTTTTAGAAGTAATAAAGAGCACGTCCCTCATGTTGACGAGATTCACGATATGGTTGAAAACAAACTGATGGACAACGGATTGAACGACGTTGCCAAAGAATATATCATTTATCGTTCTAAGCATAGACCAAATATCTTTAGCAAAAGAGTAAACTTAAAACCTTATGACTACCCTAATCTTAATGAATATGTGGATGCTATTCGTCATTCATACTGGGTACATACGGAGTTTAACTACACTTCAGATATTCAGGACTATAAAGTTCACCTTAACGAAAAAGAGAGAAGTGCGGTTGAAAGAGCGATGCTTGCAATCTCTCAGATTGAGGTGGCGGTTAAAACCTTTTGGGGTGATATCTACAAAAGAATGCCGAAACCAGAGATTGGTAACGTAGGTGCTACATTTGCAGAATCAGAAGTAAGACACGCAGATGCGTATTCTCACTTAATTCAATTGTTGGGATTGAATGGGGAGTTTGAAAACTTATTGGAGGTTCCAGCAATTAGAAGAAGAATCAAATATCTTGAGAAATCTATCTCAAACTCAAAATCTGTGGAAAACAGAGACTACTTTGAGTCTGTAGTATTGTTCTCAATGTTTGTGGAGAATGTTTCATTGTTCTCACAATTCTTAGTTATTATGTCATTCAACAAACATAAAAACGTCCTAAAAGGTATTTCAAATGCTGTTGAGGCAACATCAAAAGAGGAGAACATTCACGCTGAGTTTGGATTTGATTTGGTTAATCTTATCAAATCAGAAAACCCTGATTGGTGGACACCTCAATTGATTGAAGATTTAATTGTTGCAACAAATGAAGCTTATGAGGCTGAAAGTGAAATCGTTGACTGGATTTTTGAAAAAGGAGATTTAGGATTTTTGACGAAATCTCAGACAATGGAGTTCATTAAACATAGATTCAACGTATCTTTGAACTCAATCGGTATTGACAGTATTTTTGAAATCAATGAACCATTGTTGGAAACAACTGAATGGTTTGACGACGAAATCCTAACCACCAAACATACAGATTTCTTTAACAAAAGAAGTATTAACTACAGTAAGAAATCTAAATCAATAACATCAAACGATTTATTTTAATATAAAAACTAAAAAATATGAACGACAGAAAACCTTTTGATTGGATTAATGAGGAATCGATAACATTCCTTAGAAGAGGGTATTTGAGTGAAGGTGAAGAACCTTTAGAGAGGATTAGAACAATTGCAGAACATGCAGAAAAGTTGTTAGGTATTGAAGGGTTTGCAGATAAATTCTACGACTATATGGGTAAAGGATGGTATTCACTATCTTCACCAGTATGGGCGAACTTCGGAAAGAAGAGAGGATTACCTGTAAGTTGTTTTGGTTCTAACATCGGAGATAATATTGAATCAATTTTGTATACACAAGCTGAAGTTGGTGAGATGAGTAAGATGGGCGGTGGTACCTCAGGATACTTCGGAAACATTCGTGGTCGTGGTGCTGAGATTACAGATAATGGACATGCACCTGGTGCGGTTCACTTTATGAACCTATTTCAGAGTGTTGTGGATAACATCTCTCAGGGCTCAACTCGTCGCGGTCGTTTTTCACCATATCTCCCTGTTGAACATCCAGATATTATGGAGTTCTTGGAGATTGGAACTGAAGGGTTCCCTATTCAGGACCTAACACATGCGGTCACGGTGACTGATGAGTTTATGGAAGATATGATTGCTGGTGACGATAAAAAACGAGCAATTTGGGCTAAGGTCATTCAAAGACGTGGTGAGATTGGTTATCCATATATCATGTTTGCTGACACAATGAACAAAAACACAGTAGACGTTTACAAAGACAATGACGCGAAGATTTACAACTCTAACCTATGTTCTGAGATTGCACTTCACAATTCTGAAGAAGAGTCATTTGTTTGTGTGTTGTCATCAATGAATGTTCTTCACTATGATGAGTGGAAAGACACAGATGCTGTTGAGATTATGACAATGTTCTTAGATGCGGTTGTTACTGAATTCTTAACTAAGATTGAGGACATCAGAGACAATGGAACTATCGAGGGTAAGAGAGGATTCTTCTATTTGGAGAAAGCTTACAACTTCGCTAAAAGACAAAGAGCGTTGGGTCTTGGAGTGTTAGGGTGGCATTCATTCCTACAGAAAAGAGGATTACCATTTGATACTCGTGAGACTGCAAGATTGAACGTTGAAGTGTTCAAACTAATCAAAGATAAGTCATACGCGGCATCTGAAGAATTAGCTAAGATGTTTGGTGAACCTGAATACTTGGAAGGTTACGGTAGAAGAAACGTTACGTTGAATGCAATTGCTCCAACAACATCTTCAGCGTTTATCTTAGGTCAGGTATCACAATCAATTGAACCAATTTGGTCTAACTGTTACGTTAAGGACGTTGCTAAGATGAAGGTAACTATTAAGAATCCAATTCTTAAAGAGTTGTTGAGTGAGATGGGTAAAGACACCAAAGAGGTGTGGAATAGTATCAAACAAAACGACGGTTCAGTTCAGCACTTGGACTTCTTAACTGATGACCAGAAAGATATCTTTAGAACTTTTGCTGAGATTAATCAATCGTCTATCATCAACCAAGCTGCGGTTCGTCAGTCTTATATTGACCAATCTCAGTCATTGAATTTGATGATTTCACCTGACATGCCGACAAAGGATGTAAACAAACTTCTTATCGACGCATGGCAGTTGGGAGTTAAAACATTATACTACCAACACTCAATGAACTCGGCTCAAGCTTTCTCAAGAAAGAAACTTAACTTGAACGACTTACAATGTGTGGCTTGTGAGGGTTAATTGTTAAAAAACACAATCATTTAATATAAAAGAGGACTTCGGTCCTCTTTTTTTTATAATTTAATCAGTTAAGATATTTATGAGATATGGCACAGGGCAAAACATACGGAGTTAACTTTCCATTTAGAGACAGTAGATATGGTAAATTTCTTTCATTATCGCAAGATGCGGATGAAGAAATAAGAACTGACCTATTGCATTTAATCTTAACACGAAAGGGTAGTAGGTATTATTTACCTGATTTTGGTACACGTATCTATGAATTTATATTTGAACCAATGGACGGTTTGAGTTTTGAGGCAATTAAGGCGGATATCCGTGATGCCGTCGACAAATATCTGCCAAATTTAATAATTAACGAAATTAGTATCACTCCTTATTTAGAAGATTTAGAAGCTCAAGGAGAAATAAATATGGACAATATAGGTGTTGGAGGGATTTATAGGGTTCCGGGAAGAGGAACTGAGGAATACACTGCGAAGGTTAGAATAGATTATACTATTACTGATAGCACTTTTGAGAGTAAAGATTTCATAATAATCAATATTTAATAGTATATGGCAGACAAGAGAATTTCATATACCGATAGAGACTTTGAAAGTCTAAGACAGGACTTAGTCAATTATACGAGACAGTATTACCCCGAACTTATTGATAACTTCAATGATGCGTCGGTGTTCTCTGTATTTATGGACCTTAATGCTGCAATTGGTGATAACTTACATTATCATATTGACCGTAGTATCCAAGAGACTGTTTTACAATATGCACAACAGAGGTCATCTATCTTTAACATCGCCAGAACTTATGGTCTTAAAATACCGGGTAACAGACCGTCCGTAGCCTTAGTTGATTTTTCAATTACAGTTCCTGCCTTTGGTGACCAAGAAGATACTCGTTATTTGGGAGTATTAAGAGCGGGGTCACAAGCCATTGGTGGTGGTCAGGTATTTGAGAATGTTGAGGACATCGACTTCTCATCACAATACAATTCAGATGGTTATCCAAACAGAACAAAGATACCAAACTTTGATTCAAACAATAACCTCATTAATTATACAATTACCAAAAGAGAGGTTGTGGTTAATGGGACAACTAAAGTTTTCAAAAAGGTTATTACACCAAATGAAGTAAGACCATTCTACGAGTTCTTCTTACCTGAAAAAAATGTATTGTCAATCACTTCTATTATTCAAAAGGATGGGGTGTCTTACCAATCAACTCCTTCATACAGTGACTTTATCAATTCACCTAACAAATGGTATGAGGTAGATTCATTAGCGGAGCCGAGAGTTTTTGTTGAAGACCCTTCAAAACCTTCTGACGAGCCAGGTATTAAGGTGGGTAGATATATTGAAACGGATAATAAGTTTATTACGGAATATACTCCTGAAGGGTTTATGAAGGTTCAATTCGGTGGTGCTACGGTAACACCTGATGAACAACTTGCTGAGTTTGCAAATACAGGTATTCCATTAAGAGTTCAGGATTATCAAAACAATATTGCATTAGGTAAGACGGTTAAGGCAAATACCACAATATTCGTAAAATATAGAGTTGGTGGTGGTTTATCCTCAAACGTTGGTGTAAACTCAATCACTCAGGTTGGTAATACTAACTTCTATGTGAATGGACCTTCTAACAATATTAACCAAAATGTTATCAACTCATTGAATGTTAGAAACGTAACTGCCGCTATTGGTGGTGCTAATCAACCATCAATTGAGGAAGTGAGAAACATGGTATCTTTCAACTTTGCGGCTCAGAACAGAGCGGTTACAGTAAATGATTACAATGCGTTGGTTAAGAGAATGCCGGGTAAGTATGGTGCACCTGCAAAGGTTGCAATTACCGAAAAAGACAATAAGATTAACATTGAAATATTATCTTATGATGAGTCAGGTAAGTTAACACAACAGGTTTCAAATACATTGAAACAAAATATTGCGAATTACTTATCCAACTATCGTATGATTAACGATTATATCTCAGTAAATGTTGCGAAGGTTATTGATTTGGAATACGACATATCTGTGGTATTAGAATCTTCAGAAAACCAAGGTCAAATTATTACGAGAATCATTGATGTTGTGAATAATGCGATGTCACCGGCTGTTAGAGATTTGGGTGAGAATGTTTATGTTTCAGAAATCCGTAGAGATATTCAAAATGTTGCGGGTGTTGTTTCATTAACATCTATTGATGTCTACAATAAGGTTGGTGGTCAATATTCTTCGTCAGAAACGTCACAATCATATTCAAACAGTTCAACACGTCAGATTCAACTTGTTGACGATACTATTTTTGCTGAACCTTCACAGGTTTATCAAGTTCGTTTCCCTGAGAAAGATATCAAGGTGAGAGTTAAGAACTTGAAAACTGTAAGTTTCTCGTAAGTTTATTTACATAGACACCTTATAAACTATTTTAAAATTGGATAAATGGCTATTTATCTGAAAAGAAATTTCCTATGCCAAAATCGTATAGATTAAAAACCAAAATCGGGGTAGACCAAAGTATTCGTGTCAATATTGAGCAAGATTTTGACTTTCTTGAGGTCTTATCGTTGAAACTTAGACAAGAAGATGTCTATACTCGTTTTTGTGCCGATTACGGTGTGGTAATTGGTAGGGTCGTAGCCAACGGTGGATATGGTATTCCTAATGCGAATGTATCAGTGTTTGTTCCTGTGGAGGATATGGACTTAGAAGACCCCGTTATCTCATCTCTATATCCATACAGAAGTCCTGAAGAGAAGAATGAGGATGGGTTTAGATACAACCTTCTTCCTTATACTCAGGAATATGGTGGACATACACCAACGGGAACATTTCCAACACGCCAAGATGTTATTTCACGTCAAGAGGTATTAGAAATCTACGAAAAATACTATAAGTTCAGTGTAAAAACCAATGAGTCAGGTGACTTTATGATTGTTGGTGTTCCATTAGGGATGCAAAAGGTGATTTTAGATTTGGACTTATCTAACATGGGGTGCTTCTCATTGAGGCCACAGGATTTAATTAGAATGAATCGTGGTGTTCAGGACCAATTTAATGGCTCACAGTTCAAATCATCATCAGACTTAGCGTCCTTACCTCAGATTGTCAATCAGGTGAAAGATGTTGATGTGGCTTCGTTTTGGGGTCAAGAGGATTTGTGTAACATTGGTATTACTCGTGTTGATTTTGATTTAAGAGATTTAAATATCGAGATTGAGCCGACTGCGGTGTTTATGGGTTCTATATTCTCATCTGCTGATAATCAGATGTTGAGGAAAAATTGTAAGCCGAGAACCGAGCAGGGTGACCTTTGTGGTTTGGTTACAGGTCCGGGTGAGGTTTTGGCTATTCGTCAAACAATAGATGTTGATAGTAACGGTGACCCAATATTGGAACAATACTTTTTACCTAACGGAGGTAAGGTAATTGACAGTGATGGGACATTTGTAACAGAGGTTCCGATGAACTTGGATTATGTATATACCAATGAATATGGTGAGGAGGTCATTTCGAATGACCCAACGATTGGTATTCCGTCTAAAGCCAAATATCGATTCAAAGTAAAATATCAATCTGAAGAAAATGGACCACCTGTTATTGATAGTGTGTTTAACCCAATTAAAGGTGAGATTATTAGAGGTAATTTTGTGGTCCCACAAATTAGGGAGTATGGTTGGGATGGAACGGCATCCTCACCAGGTACTGACCCGAGCACTTTATCAAATACTACGACTGTGTCGTTAGTCTTTAATGACCCAAATGAAGTTGAGACGCAATTAATTACAATTCCTTCTAACGCAAGTGTTGAGGTATTGACAAGTCCCGATGCTGAGTTGATTGAAACTTATGTGAATGGTCAGTTAAGAACTGAAGCGTGGATTGATTTTCCAAATGGTGGGACATTGGAAATAAGAGTGACCAAGAGAAGCAACTTAGGAACTTTTACCCCTGTTAATTTGGATTATGTATTACACGATTATAGGTATTCACAGTTTCAAAAGAGTTATGCATTCTCATTAGATTGGAATGAGTATGCTGATAAAACTGCGGGTATTAATTGTGACGACTTCTTCTATGAGATGGTATATAACAAGGTATATACTACCGCACAGTTAATTGAGGAATATAGAAAAGGTTCCGGTAGAGCTCGTTTTATTGGTATTAAAGAGATATTAGACCGAGGTTGTGAGGGGGATACCAATAAGTTCCCAACGAATGATGGGGTAAGAAACTTTGATTTCTTATACTTTTTATTCAACATTCTAATTTCATTATTAACGCCGATAATTGTAATATTAATTCCGATTACACATCTTTTAGCATTATTGTGGCCTATTTTAAAGTGGGTATTAACCATATTCTTGACAGGTTATTTAACATATCAAACAATCATGTATGGTATTGCCACAGCAGCGGCATTTCCTGCTGTTGGTCTTATGGTTTTAAACGGTGTAGTGGCAATTCTATTGGGTATTGCAACCGCATTGTTTGTTGCTAAAGTAGCCCCGTTATTAATTAAGTTTAATTTTAAGAGTTTTGGGTTACCGATGATGAGTTACCCTGACTGTTTGGCATGTGAATGTGAGGGTGATGATTTAGCTGATGATGAAATTACAGATGGATTCCCTGGTGGAGATGACTCGGGGGATGGTCTTGAGATACGAAAATACACAGTTTGGGACAATAGTGGTTCGTCAGTGTTGGCACCTATTAATAATCCATTGACGTGGTCAGTTTTAGGTGGTGACCCTACAAATACAGAACCCTCAGGTGTTGACCCTGATAATTATTCTGGAAATGCTAGTAAACAAAACGCTAAATATTCTGCAGATTTATGGGGGGTAAGGTATGGTATTGCAGGATATCCTGAACCTAATAGTCCTTATTACGGAGCACCGATAGTAAGAAGATACTCAAATGGTAACCAACAGAATGATAGTAAGTTTTACTTGGCTAAGGAGGTGACAACGGCACAGTCCGTAAACCTTATGAATATGAGGTCAAGGTATTTCAATCATTCGTATAATACTATAAATGGTCAAAATATAATTGAGACCACCGTAGGTAATAACCCATCATTTACTGATAATTTAGTTATCATGTTAGTAAGTGCTGGTTCACCAATCAATCAGGGGGATGTTTTATCTTTTAATGATGTAAATAATATCCAAGACCTTAATTATAGTGCAACCACAAATCCTGTCAATCAATTTGGCTCACAATCAATAACAGGTACGACAGCACTTTCTGTTACAAAGTCATTGACATATCTTGACGCAAATGGACAAACTCAAACTATAAGTTTAAATCTATCGGCATCGACAACTGAAAAAGAATACTTATTCAAAACGGGTGTTGAGTATTTCCAAGTATTAGATGCAATGTCTTTATCTGATGCGAGAAATTTAGTTAGTAATAATACAGGTTTATTGTGGAACCATTTAGTTAGAACGAATGCAATACCTTATCATAATCCGGCGTCAGGTGGTAATACATCCTTTAACGCTAATCCAATGCAGTTAATTGAAAATGTAAGTGATAATTTTAAATTAGTTTTTATGGTAAGGGGAGTGGATGTTTGGTCAGATAAACAGTATATAAAGTATGACTTATCTAAGATATTCGGTAACATATCCTTTAACTCATCTGTTAAAGTTGAAGGTGATTTTTATTTAAATGTACCTATTCAAGATAATACGTCATCTAATAGTTATTGGTCGCCTGAGGAACATACGGTTCCATACTCAACCTCGTCAGTATTTCATCAACCATTCAATTTTAATGTTGACCCTTCAACCTACACTTCAGTTTCATCCAATAATTTAACATTCTATTCTTCATTAGGTAGTAATTCTTCATTCGTTGCAGCTTCGGGTGAAAAACCCCTTATTAGTTTTGTCACTGTGACGAACGGGGCGTATGAAACAAACAGTAATAACGTCATTAAGTTAGATGGTAATCAGTCTCAATTTATTGTTAATGGAGGGACCTTAATTGGTTCAGATTATACTAATAGTATAACTAACCCTGTTAGTAACATTGGAAATTTAGAAGCTACAGTATTCTCACCTAGATATTCATCAATTAATGTAAACATATCGGGTCCGAATCCAAAACTTATAATGAGAAGCGATAGATTACCAACTTCTGATGTTCAAAAGATAAATAACTATAATAGTATGGCTTTTCATTTAAATCCAAACTTTGCGATTTATAAAGTTGGTGATGATAGTTTAAATATGTTAAGTCAAAGCTCTTTCGATAGTAGTGACATTTCTCAAGATTATGCCGATGAGTATGGTGACAACCCACAGATTACTGCGGTGACCAGTACATTCTCATGTGGGGAAATGGTACCACTTTCATGTTATCAGGTGGACCCTATAACGAATACAATTACCGTTAATCCAAATTGTCCTGGTAATACCAACCCTGAAAGAGTTGTTAATGGATGTTATAGAGTATTAGAAAAACCATATGTGGTTGGTATTGGTAGAGACTTACAAAACTTTAGTGAGTGGAAGGCAAGATTCAGATTTACTTTTGGTGCTTGTCGTAACGTTATTTCATTGACCTTTGTTAATAACTGGGTAAACGGAGCTTTATATATGTATTCATTCCAAAAAGATGATATATACGGTAATGACCCAAATGAAACTAAGTTCCTAACAACACCAGACTACGAATTCTGTGAGGATACTGTTGTTTATCAAGAAATTAATAACTCATTCTTCTATCGTTCTTCACCATATAATGGGTCAGAATTCACAGGTAAGTTACCTCCGAGAGATAGTGATGGTAATTTATATGAGGGTCAAAATGCAGTTATGTTGGGTAATCCAACAACGATGATGGATATGGGTCCGAGAGACGAGTTCTTACAACAAATTTGTTTCAACCCTGATTATCAAGGGTACATTGTTGATAATATTACATCAACATCATATAAGGACACGTCTGACTTATTACAGACCTTCTTTATATCAAGACTTACAAATGCAACTTTCTTACAAAACTTAGTTGGTTTTGGTAACGCATCCATATCTTCATTATTCTCAAGAGATAATCAAAGATTAGATGGTGATTTAACACAACTTATGAGTATCAACTCTGAGTTTGGTGTGATACCATATATGGGTAATAACTATCCATCAGATGCGTTGTATTTTGATTTGAATAATAATCCAAATATGGGTGTATTCTTCTCGGCTAATACAGTGAATAGAGATTTGATTACTCCAGGTAGGACAACATTCCAAGATACTCAAGCGGGTCATTTATATAACCTATATGGTTTTAAAGACCAAGAGGTACCTTTCCATCCGTGGAATATTAAACCAAATAACAATGTCATCTTCGGTAATGAATACAATGATTGGAAATATAAAACACCTACAAGTAATATTGATACCATCAATTATCAAACAGTTGATAGGTTAAATAGTAGTTATACGTTCCCTTCAAGTGTATCAACACCAACAACTGAAAAACCAGGGTTTATTTATAACTCAACTAATTCAGGGGGGGTTATTACACTGGATAGCACGACAAATGCAAATATCACAAATATGAAGTTATTGGTTGGTGCACCATACCACTTCTACTTTGGTTTAAGAATTGGAAAGAGTGCAATGAATAAATACATTGACAAATACATGTTTAATCAAGAAATATTATGAGTGAACAAACGAGTAATATGAGAATTGTAATCCCTTCAAAGAAATACCAAGGGGCTCCAAATAGTGATATTACCATCCAGGGTGGTTTGA